CCGGATACACCAGTTTCGGACATCAGGTCAGATTGATCAGCCAGAGCTTTAACTACAGCCAGAGCTTCAACCGCTACAGCAAAACCTTCTGCGTCCATTGGGGCATAGGCTTTCATCAGGGCTTCAACTTTGTCAGCAGGAACTACAGCAGCAAGAGCTTCGGTACGTGCTTTGGTTACAGCAGCTTGTTCAGCAGCAACGTAAGCAGCAATTTGGTCTTGAGCGGCTTTCAGAACAAGGGCTTGTTCATCTAGGGCTTTCTGTACAGGGGCTACAGCGTCAGCTACAGCTTTGGTCACAAATTCTTCGTGAGCCGATTTCAGGATTGTTTCCAATGTGGATTCTCCAGTTTGGTTATCGTTTAGTGATTCGCCCTCTGGAAGAACCGAGGACATTGCTTTCTCTACCAACTCTTGATCTTCAAGAAGTGCTAGATGGTCTTCAGGAGAAAGGGCAGCAAGTGCAGCGGAGATGTCCGTAGCCTTGTACACATTCTTCATGATGCTGATCGACTTGACTTTAGAATCAAGGTAATCTTGGTAGGTTTTGTTTTCCCAATCGAACTCATCAGTAGTGCCGTAGCCAAGAGTGGCCGACAACACTTCGGAGTCTTCCCAGTACATTCCGAAGAACTTACGCAGGAACTCAGGGAACTGCATACTCACTGTAACAGTGGCAGCCTTTTCAACAACAGCTTGGTCAATGTGATCAGTAGCTTTGGTAACGAGAGTTGTGATGCCATTGGCTGGCCCACCCTGATGTTTCCCAACAAGTGCTACGTGTGCACCTTCTTGATCAAACTTAATGTCAGTCAGGCGACGGGTAGCTTTGATCATGTTAAATCCTCTACGGTTGCCATGGCGTTAATTGAAACACCGTTAATGTCACCGCTCTTCACACCTTCCCAGAGAGCGTCACCCACTTCTGTTTCAGGGAAGTAGAACCACTGCAACCATGTGCCCTTCTTAACTTCGACACCGTTATCTAACGTGAACGAAGCAGGGGCAATGAAGGATTGAACGATGTCAACTTCTTGTGTTTGAACTTGGTGAAAGATGTTTGCTGTGCCACAGTGGGTATTGAAGTTGTTACAGGCTTTCTCGATTTCCTCTTCGGTGTATGTATCACCGTGTAGGTCATCTGTGGTGTCTCCTTCTTGGGGAGCCAACACAACAAAGAGAGCCATACGTTTCTCTTCATTCAGAGACTTCGTTACTTCGACTGTTGGAACAGCGGAAGCAGCTTGACTGCCTCCGAAATATTTCTCAATGAGAGCCGCTAGGCCCTCGGCAAATGTACTCATGTGTTCTCCTTATGCACTAGCGTTACCAGCGGCTTTATCTGAGCCAGAGGCTTTCTTAGATGCACCGTTACCAACTCCTGCGAGTCCGGCTTGACTTTGACCGCCCATGATTTCATCTTCCTTCACAGGATCATCGACTGGACGCTCAGTAATCTTCAGTGCTTTGCGAATCTTGTTCATGACAACACGGTCACGTTCCAGACCACCAACACTACCGATACGCTGGATTGCTTTAGAGAATTCATCCAAGTCCACTTCGTCCAAGTCACCATACTGCAACTTAGGCAGTGGAGCGTCTGGGCGTTCACCGTTAAGGGCGAACAGTTGTGGGATTAGATCGTTGTTGATTACATCGGCAATCTCTTGCAAACGAGCTTCGATAGCCATTGCCATGATATTTGTTTTTGCACCAGCTAGGCTGTATGACCCAACTTGGTCTTGACCCATCTTCAACATGTCAGCAAACAGCACCATTAGGATCTTGTTGTCCCAACGTTTGATGATTGCATCGGTGTCGTACATCTTTGAGCCCATGGTCGAAGTCAGTTCAAACTTGAACAGTGGTTGCTTCGATTCAGGGTCAAATTGTTGTGGCAGGATCAAACCGCTTTGTTCGTTGTTTTGAATGTTACGAATCACGCTCTTGTAATATTCGTAGACTGCACTCTCAGCAGCAGTGGCATCAGCCGACATGTACTTAGGTGGAAGGTACAGAGTAGGCATACCGTTCATGTCACGAGTGACACCAACCGCCTCTTGTTCTTCAATCAGTGTGCGATACTTCCAAGCGTTGTAGCATCCACGAAGTGGGCTATTGCCTTCCGGGTTATCACGTTTAGCGTCTACACGGAAGAGCATAAATTTCTTGCGGGGAATGTCGATCAATCCACTTCCAGTCAGAGACACTAGGTTGCCATAACGCAAACCACCGTCTGAGACGTTCGATAGGCTCTGCTGTACGCCGATCAGTTCACGACCGTCAGCGGAGTACAACCATTTGTTGATCGTGTCCTGTGAGCGAATAGGGAGCTTCCTGAGCCCAATCTTTCCGTCATTGTATTTGCTACCGTTGTTCCAGTAACGACGACGGTACACTTTCTCATGTACGCTGTAGCCGTATGTCAGGGCGCTGGTAGACTCTTGGATGAACGATCGCCATGTATGTTCCATGTCATCCACACATTGCTGTAGGAACTCGCCACGGGCTTTCATAGCAGCATCTGGTTCAATGCCAAGGTCGGGTGTCCATTCCACTCGGCTAATCATCATTTCAAACAATGAAAGAGCTGCGTGGATTGTGGCATCTTGTGCCATAGTGCGGAATGTTCGGTTAGCTTCAGGGAAGCGAAGTTCACGGCGAGATTCTTCGAGAATCGTTCCGCCTGCTTTCTTCAGTCCTGTACCACCAAGTTCACCCAGACGTAGACGGGGGATAGGTGTTGTATTGTCGTCTGCCATGTCCTCGCCTTATCGGTATAGTTTAAATGGATTGTCACGTTTCATTTCTGGAACGATGAAGTCTGGAATGTGAATGTCAGTCGAAAGTGCATGGAAGGCATCAGACGTGGCGTCAACCATGTCATCCTTTACATTGCGTGTTCCATCGAACCGTTCAAGTTCAAGGAAGTATTCCGAGTTCCATTCAGCGGTAACAACTTGTACACCACCCGCCTCTGCAACAGCAGCGAACGGAGCGAAACGAGTTACCTTGGATTTGTTAGTTGTCTTCATTCGTGCGTAGAATCCTTCAGCGGATAAGTCACGAATTAACTGAGCTGCATAAGCCTTACCAGCAGCGCCGGGGTCACAAGGGATAATGATTTGAACATCGTCACCGTCTTGTTTGGCTGTGGCTAAGATGAGGTCGTATACACCACCATGTCGCTGGCGATCACGAACTACGTCTTCAACTGTGTAGATGCTGTTCTTGTCTTTCGACATCAGCACACCAGCAGTCCAGTCAGGATTTGGATTTGTGTCAGAAGGCATAGTGCCTGAAATGTCCCATGCTCTAACACGCTTGAGAACGTGCAGGGGCATCATTGGAACAAGAGGCGTCCATTGGGCTTTGAAGTAGCCGGAGCCCTCTTCACGAGCCAGCCAAGAGCCGTACAGCAGCCTTGCTTTCTCAACACGTCCCAGACCTTCGAGCCAACCGACATATTCAGGTTGTGCTTCGCAAAGTACAGGGTTGTCATAAACGTTTGCAGCAATGAACTTGAAGCTCATTGGTTTAACTTGATTCTTGTGATCGTGTGGCAGGTTTGGCTTACCGTACTTCTCAATACATTCAGCTTTACTACTAGCCCACATCATCTTGTCGTCATCACGAATGAACCAGCGTGTAACGCCATCTCGCTCAGGAAGCGGGATACCTGTTTCTGGATCAAGCCACCATTCAAGCCAATGGCGAAGGAAGCTCCCGTAGTCAGGGTTACATGTGATCTTCATGTGAGGTTTAACTTCAGGGCAACTTGGGTTACGCATACGAGACATCAAGTATGTAACCATTGCCTCTTCGTACTGTTGTCCCTCATCGACTAGGAAGAGGTTAACTTGAGCACCTTGGAAGTTGTCTTTGGAAGCCAGCATCTCGAAGTGACGAAGGAAAACTTCAGCTCCACTTGAGAATACAAACTTACCATCTTTATCTTTCCATCGTACTTTCGGGTCGGCCATCTTGAACAGCTTCATGCACGTGTCATGAATACCACCCGGACCTTTCAACTGGGGAGTTGTACGGCGGGTGATAAGACCACGAAAGTTTGGATAGTGAATGTATTTCAGATAGTCCATCACACCGAGAAATGACTTACCGGCACCAGCCGCACCACCGAACACTGTAATGTCAGCGTCGGTGTGCATGAAGTCATATTGTTTAGGACTCTTGGGGCCAATGATCATCGGGTTAAGATCGAACACTGGATATACTTTTGGTGGTAATACCATGTTCTCTCTTACCTCCGTGTATTAGGCTAATAGGGATTGATAGGCTGGAAGGGCGTAGTTACCGATTGTTACGTAACCAGCGGCTGTTGGGTGAACTCCATCTAGTGCTTCGTAACCGGTCCAAGTTGATGTTTCTACCCACACAACTCTTGGGTCGTTTCTGGCTTGCACCAGTCCCTTCAGAACGTTGTTGGCAGTAATAATCAGAGCGTTGGCGCCTTCGTTGGCTAGCGGTAGAATTCCACGGCAGAAAACTTTGCCGTATCCTTTCGTTAGCAACTTGTCAATCATGATGTTGTAATCGTTTTGTTCTGTTGTATCGATCCCGTCAGCAGCAGAGTTACCACCAAGTGCTAGGATTGCCACGTCGTTAATACCAACGTTACGCCCTGCAAGCACGAGGTCGAGCATTGCTTTACCACCCGTGATAGTTTGTCCACTGATACCGTTGGTACTTCCTACGAAGCCCATGGCAGCAGCAACACGCATTGTTTCAGTATCAACCGAAGTTGCACCGGGACCAGAACCGAATGTCACCGAGTCACCATATTGGTCTAGGCGACGACGAGTTCCAATATCAAGGAATGCAGAATCTGTAGCAACAGCAAAGACACCGCCAGTGTTGTAATAGTTACCATCGTCCCAAACGTTGTATGTCGAAAGACTTCCATCGAGTGGAATAACCATCGCACGGCTGGGGTGATCAGTCTCACCAGTAGCGGTATAGAATGTGGGAGCAGCACCGTTCTTACTAACAGCAATCTTGCGATCACCGTTGAGGGTAACAACGAGTTTGTTGAAGGCACCTTTGATCTTCACACTACCGATGTTCGAGCCGTATTGGTTTCCCTTGACTGCTTCAAGTGGTGGAGTGAAGCCAACAGAGTTAGCCATCATTGAGCCGCTGTACAAGCCAAGTGCCGAATCAGCACCAACTTGAATTTTGTTTGTGAATGTCAACAGCGCCGGAGGTTGTCCGGTCACAGTTAGAACGTTCCCAGATGAAGCCATGTAGGCAACATCACCTAGCCCTTGTGCAATTCGAATTTCAACGAAGTGTGCAGCGTGGGGAACGCCAGTGAAGAGGGTATAGACTTGACCAGAGCGGGGAGCATTGATAAACGCACCACCATCAACAGCAACTTGTACGCCGCCATCGTAGTCACCATATTCAGATGTCATGGTCCACTTAGCTTCTGTTCCGCTGATATAGCCAGACCATAATGTAAGTTGTCCACGGAAGTAGACTCGCTGGGCATCTTTGGTCGTGTTGAGAGGGCCTGTGAAGCCGCTCACGAACTGGGAAGCTGTGTAACTCACTGTCGTAGGGGATACGTCAGCAATTACCTGTGGAAGCATCCATAGGAGCCTAGCGAGGGAACTCATGAAGAGGCGCCTTGTCGTGCAAGGATCGTTGTTCCGTTCTGGGTACTGAAGATGTATTCGGTGATCTTGCTAGCAGCAGGCGTTGTGAATGTGCCTGTAGCAGTTAGCCAAGTGGCTGTAGGGAATGCAAGAGTACGCGGGGTAGAGTCCTGTTTAACACGCACAGTCCAAGAGAAACTTTGGTTAACTGGAACTGGAATGTTGGAGAATGCAATAGTTGCATTACCGGTCAATGTGATGTCAAATACGGTGGCAGTTGCAAGGTTACATGTTACTGTACCTGTTGCAGCGTTGTTCACGTAGAGAGCGTCAAAACCAGCAGGTTGTAGATTCAGCGTCAAGTTGTCTAGCGTACCGTCTGCAAGCAGACCTTCTAGACCGATGGCTGTATAGGCTTCGATTAAATCATCTCTGTTCTTCATGGGAATGTCCATATGTATGATCTGGAGAAACGACAAAACCCAAAATTAATTGGGTTAGGATTGGTGTATCTGAATTGGTGCGGGTCGTGGAAATCGAATCCACATCATCGGTTTGGAAGACCGAGGCAAAGCCACTCTACTAGACACGCATGTTTGGAGCCACATACCAGAGTTGAACTGGTCTATTACCGGTTTGCAATCGGCACCCTAATCGCTCAGGCAATGTGGACATAAAAACGATATATTGGGGCTTATCGACCATTGCAGGCTTTAAGACACAATATATGGGAATTGGTGCTGAAGGTCAGAGTCGAACTGACGGCATCCACGTTACAAAGGTGGTCACTTGGCCACTAGCGTACTTCAGCAAATTTGGGGTGAGGTGGAGATTCGAACTCCGACATCAGGGTCACAACCTAAAGACTGTATCCAGACAGTACGGCCCCACGACTACATCTTAAATCGCGTCTGCCGCCCTCGCTTATCCGTCTCGCCTTTCGACTAATTGGATAGGGTACGAATGTCTCAGTCCTCAAGACTTAACACATCCTTTACGACAAAAATTGGTCACTCTGGGTGGAGTCGAACCACCGCCACTTCGTTCCAAACAAAGTACGCTACCGTAACGCTTCAGAGAGAGTAACCGTCTGGTGCGATCCTTGCGGAGTCGTGACGGGTATATAAATTGGTGGATGCGGTAGGACTCGAACCTACGATGTATCATTGTATGGGGTTACAGCCCACTGTCTTCGCCGCTAGACTAAACGCAACCATGTTTGGCAGGTAATAGAGGACTCGAACCTCCCATCTTGTGGTTAACAGCCACAGACCCACGCCCGGTGAGATCATTACCTATAAATTTGCTAAAGACTATGATTTATACAGCACTCTCTAGCTGGCTGTACACGTGGGGAGCACATGTTCGATTTAATAGCGTCTTTGCTCTCAGAAAGACTGTATCAACATTAAGCCCGAGCATCACATGGGCACTATTAAATTTGGTTGCGAAAGGAGGAATCGAACCTCTAGCGTTCGGGTATGAGCCGAGTGACAGTTCCAGCCGTCTTAGCGCCTTCGCATTAATTCGTGTCCCTACCTCTCTTAGTACACGTTGTAGGGACTGAACGTGGAAGGTTTTACCTAAAGGCATACTACCTACAAAATTGGTGGACCGTCGGGGAGTCAAACCCCGCCTTCCTACGTGCAAGGCAGGCGAACTATCGAAATTCTTACAGCCCATGTTTGGTTGTCCCTACTAGATTCGAACTAGTGACCTGACCCTTATCAAGAGCCTGCTCTACCAACTGAGCTAAGGAACAATGTTTGGTGCATACCTTTGGAATCGAACCAAATCATCTGGGGTTTCAAGCCAGCGCTTCTACCAAGTTAGCTTGGAATGCATGTTTGGTGCTTCATGATAGAATCGAACTACCGTAACCCACTTGTAAGGAGGGCGTTCTACCATTGAACTAATGAAGCATTTGTTTGGAGCAGTTGAAGGGATTCGAACCCTCGTCATTCTGGTTGAAAGCCAGACATCCTAGACCGCTAGACGACAACTGCATTTGTTACTTTACGCGGCAGATGGTGGCTTGCCGGGTTTGCCTTTGTTCGGGTGACGACCTTTGGCATCTTTACGGGAAGCCTTGTCAACCGGGGCGTGT